ATATGGTTCTGCAACTTGTACCATATTCAATCTTTCATTTAGAAGTTCTGCATCTTTAAGTTCACTAAAATGATTATCATAAAGAAAATCAAATTGAATATGCTCATCCATCACTGCCCAATCTTCTGGAGTGATAATGTTCTTAAGAATTAATTGCGTTTTCAGCATATCACTGAACATTGCAGCAAATCTTTTTCTTAAACGTGCAACAAACTTAGTAAATTTGATTTCATCACGAAGAATTTCTGATGAACGTCCAAGATTAAATCCACCTTCTCCATCCATTCTTGATGGTGGAACATTAAGTGAACGATAGAGTTTCTTCTTGAAATATTCAATATCAGTAATTTCTCCAAGATTTTGTCCGCCAGGAAGAGTAGTGATTTCAGTTCCTCTACCACCTTCTCTACGTGGAAGCCAAAAATCCTCAAGCATAGCCATGAATTTCTTATCATCACGGATTTCTCCAGTACTTGCATCATATACAAGTTTGTTACGATAGCGCATCATCACATCTCTGAGATATTGCTCTGCTTTAACTTTAGGAAGATTGCCAACATCGATGTAGAAAATTCTTCTTTCTGGTGCGCGAGATAATCTGTAGATGACAAGACTATCCTCAATCATTCTCAATTGATTGAGTGATTTAATTGCTTTGTGAAGATATGAAAGAGTTGACCCCTTGTTTCTATCTACTAGACCAGAAGTGCAATAAGTAACCGAATCTCTGGACATTTTGATTCCTTGACTTGAACCACCAAGAGCTCCAGGTGCTGGAGTGCCTGTTGGATAAGTCATTTTTGGATTGTAAACAAAATATTCCTCGATTTCAGGAAACTCAAAATCCATTGGGTTGTCAATATTTCTATTTGCAACCCTATACTTATCTCCTTCTTTCTTCTTTGTCTGCCTTACATAACGCATTTTCATTGCGTCAATATATCTGAGTTCTTGAATACCTGCTTCTGGATTTTTAAGGTCAATTACTTTGTGATAATAAAGTCTTCCATCAACATACCAATTTCTATAAATTTCGTGAGATTTCTTATCAAAATCCAGGAGTTCGAGAATGTACTTAAATTCCTTTCTAATTTTATTCTTAATTCCGTCACTTGCATTCAGATTTGAAAGTTCAATGGCTATTGGACTATCATTTGTGTCGCTTACAATTGCTTCGTTTACAATGTCTTCAATTGCACTATCACATTCTGGATGAAGTGCCATTTCACGATATCTTTTGATTAAATCAAATTCAGTTCTATAAACACCTTCAATATCTACATAAGAACCAAAAAACCCACTGCTTAAGTAGTGATCCGACGCATCCTCATTATTAGGAGGTACGGGGGAAACTGCAGTGGGTGATATTGGTTCAGTGTTCTCAATAGAGAATCCAAATAATTTAGCCATAATTTATTTTTTTAGTCTTTATCTTTAGACTATTTATTATGCTTTATTTGCAGCAGGTGTCCAGTACTGAACTTGGAATTCAACTGTAAATTCTTCAATAGTATCAGCAGTATCATATGAAAGGTCAATTGCTGAAATCTGTGTTGGGAAAATATCATAGAATTGATAAGTTTTTACAACTTCAAGTCCAGTACCTTCAGCAACACCTGTTCCCAAGTTGCTTTTGCCTCTTTTGAATTGCTTGACGAATGCATCTCTCATATAATCTGCTGGATTGGTAAAACCACTTCCATCTCCATATTGAGCAATAGATTGCATCCAAGTCTCAAATGCACTTCTGATTGTAAAATCTTGATCATTAATGACAGTAATCTGCCAAGTATCAAATGTGCGATCTCCAGCAACTTTGAAAATTCTTCCTCTGAAAGGAACATCAATTTGACCAACATTTGATGCTGGTAATGCAGCTGCCTTACAGAGAATGGGGAAATTTGCAGTTAAATTAACTCCAGATGGTGGAGATGGAATATTAACTTCAAATAGATTGGGGCGGGCGCCGCCCCCAACAAGTGCTGATTTGAAATTTTGAATTGTGTGTGCCATTTTTTAGTTCCTCCTTTTTGATGGTTTAATTAAAATCAAACTGTACCAGCTACTTCTTCAAAACTTACACCTGTTCTTGTGGCAACAAAGGTAAGTGTTACATAGTTAATAGACTTAGCAGGTTTCAGATAGATGTCTGCTCTGAATTCGTTGTTATCAATAACATCAGGAGTGTTGTTTGTGGTATCGCAAACAACAAGGAATCCATAAAGACCTCTCTTTGCCTGAATATCACGGAGGTATGGTTCAACGATGTTTCTGAAGTTTGCTCTTGTTAGTTCATCATTGAGTTCAAAGAGTTGAGCTTGCGCTGCTCTTTGAAGTGCCTGTTCAATTGTGAGGAACAGACGACGAACATTAATTCTATCAAATGCAGAGGCATATCCAAGAGCAGTTTTATCACCGAAGAGAAGAGTTCCAACGCCAGGTTGAGTGACGATTGAGTTAATTCTCAAAGGATAAAGTTGATCTCTTTGTGCCTTAGAAGGATTATATGCAAGTTTAATTGCATTATTCAAAATTCCTCTTTGTTGTCCTGCAGGCGAGAACCAAGGATATGCAACGATATTGGTACGGGTCATTAAACCTGCAATATCAGCATTGCAAGGAATGTATACAAATTTGTTATTAAATCTATCATAAGTGTACTTATATCCACTATCAAATACGGTATATGATGAAGATGAAAGTGAACTGAAGTATTGAATCAAGTTAGTAGTCTGAGTTGTGTTATTTGTAACACCAACAAGATCTGCTTTATGTGGTCCAACAACTGCCATACAATCTTTTCTTCCTTCTGCAAGGGAGATAAGATATTGTGCTTTTGCTTGAGAGTCTGATTTTGAAGTAAGACCAGGACCCATGATCAAGTAATCAACTTGAATATTATCTTTGTTGGAGAAAAGATTATATGAAGTTTGAAGATCTCCAAGAGTTGTCGCAGATCCGCCAGCAGCAGAGTAATTAACACCACCAGTTAAATTATAAGTTTTGTTTCCGATTGCACTAAAGGTTACGCCCTGAGCATTTTGTCCCCAGAGACCTTGTGCTGTTGTGTATGGTGTGAATGATGTGGAGAATGCAACTGCTCTTGGAGCAGTACCCCAGAAAGCATCTGCAGCGTTTGAAGGATTGTAACCTGCCCAAATTTGCGCTGAATAATCTGCAAGATACTGCTTATACCAGATTTTCTGTGGAGAATTAACAGAAGAAACTGAATCAAGTGCTTTTGAAAGGCCTACATGCTTTTCAATAAGTGTACCTTGATTTCCTGTAACTGTTCCAAGATCATCAACCACAACAATGTGCATTCCATCACCTTCGCCAGCCCTATCCAATGAATATTGGTTAGATGTTGGTCTTGGTGCAATTGACTTCCAATAGATTGTACTATTTGTAAGCCCTAAGGTTTGTTGGTCGTACCAATCAACAACTGTTGTAGGTGTTACTCCCGCCGTTGATGCAATTCCAGTAGCAATACCTGAATTGTTTATAAACTTAATTGTATTACTAGTCGAGAAAGATGCATAACTTGCTGATTGAGCATAGTTAATTAAAGTTTCAGTTCCAGCAGTAGAAACTCTTGAAACAACATGAACATCAACCGTGCTGTTTCCGTTTGTGGAATCGGTAGTAACACCAGTGATGATTCCCTTCAGATATCCATTAAAAGAAGAGGTTGTGCCAGCACCAGGAACAACAACGTTAGAAAGTGCTGCAGTAATTCCATATCCAATTGCAGCACCTAAAGTGCCCAAATTGGTCGTTGTAAATCCAATTGTTTGGTCTGCATAATCATCAATAAAGCAAACCTTTAATCCATTTGCCCAAGTACCTGGGTTCTTTGCGGCATAAGTAAATCCTGTTGATTCGCTCCAATTATTTGTATAATCGTCATAATTTTTAATTTTTGAACTTGTTGTAGTACCAACACCAACACCTGCATTAGCATTATTCAGTGTTGTTCCGTCAGTTCTAACAACTTTCAGAATACCGCCATATGAAAGATAGGATGATGCGCTCATCCAATACTCATATTGAGCATCTGATGAAATTGGTTTACCGAAAGTATTGATTAAATCTTGTTCGGTTGCAATGTCAATTGGAAAATCAACTGGTCCAATTGGAAATGGTCCAGCAATAGCTCCAATGTTATCTAAAACATTATCAACTCTTCCTACTGTTAAATCAACCTCTCTGACGAGTACGCCTGGAGATAATTGAGGAGTCGCCATGTTTTTCTCCGTGAAGTCTCAGTTTATCTGAAAATATTTATTAAAAATTTACTTTACGGGGGGGAAATGTGTAGTGAACAAATTACCAATCTGGATATTGCCAATCAACAGAAAGTGATTTATTTTTTCTGGTTTTTATTATTCTCTTCACAGTACACTCTTTGCACTCGTAAGAATATGAAGATGCAACAGGTCCTCTATCTTTACGAGTTCTATAGAAATCATCTGTTAAATTTTTTATTTCCTCACAAACCCTACATTTTCTATCAGTGAACAATAAATGTCCAAGTTTTATTTGCTTATCTAATTCCATTATGTCATATAATTCCACATATGAGCCATGTCTCCATATTCATCTACATGCCATCTATCCCCGTCAGAATCTACAAAACTCTCTTCCTCTAATCCATCGGAGAGAAATCCAAACGGTGCCATATCCTGTTCTATTTGATTTTTTTGCTCTTCATATAATCTTTTTCTAACATCCTGGTCTGTAAGTTCTTTAAAATAGTCCTGAGCAACTAACCAGGCATAGATTACAAGACACATTGCCAAGTCATCATTACAACCTTCTTCTGCCTCAAAGGAATTGTGCTTTTGAATAAAGGTTGTAAGTTCGCTGATGATTTCATAATCATTCAGATAAAGTTTATCTTCCTCAATCATTGTTTTAAGATTAAGGCATCCGACCTTTTTCACTGTCTTGGACATCTTAACGCCAAGCTGAGTTTTCTTTCCAGAAAATCCTTGTCCAACAACTTGTCCTGCTCTTCCTCTCATAGAGCACATTAATAGATTATTATATTCTAAATCATATTGAATGATACTTGCTACTTGATCGCCAACATCATTCACTTCACATAAAATATAAGCATCATTATAACTTTTTGCTATATCATGAATAATGCTTGGAAAAAGCATTGGTTTAATTTCATTATTTCTATATTTGGCAACCACTCTATGGGGGAACTGCGTTATGTCTACCACCGTGAATGCAGAGTAATCATTTCCAACTCCTCTGGCTACGTCCACAGTCATCAAATAGTCATGTTCTTTAACTGGGTCCACATATACATCTAAACCCGCGCTACGGGTCTTAGGATGGTCATAGACGAGCGTTCTGAGTTTAGATGGAGCAATCAGCGTATCAACGGATCCAAGGAATTCGCACTCAAATTCAACCTTGAATTGTTGCTCTGATGTGTTTGCAATTGTTTGCGCTTTCCATGCCTCATCTCTTCCAGGAACTTCGGACCAATGAACATCTGTTGGTACATATTCATTTTTACTTCTTTCCGCATCGTGCCACATGCGGTAGAAATGATTCATACCATGAGGAGTTGAAACAATAATAACCTTTGTACTTTTACCGGAAGAAATAGTGGGATAAACTGATGCAAAGAATTGGTCCGCAATGTGATTTGGAATGAACGCAAATTCGTCCAAGAAGATAACGTTATAAGAACCACCACGAACAGCAGATGCTGATGTAGACGCAGCAAGAATTTTGGATCCATTCTCTAATTCTAAAGATCCTTTATTCCACGATAGAATGCCCTGCTGCATCCACTTAGGAAGGTTCTCATATGCGAGTTGTAATCTTGAAAGCAAATCTCTTGCAGTTGATGCTTTGTTTGCAAGAATTGCAATATTTACGTTATCGTTAAAAACTGCATAATGGAGAAGATAAGATACACAGGTAGTTGACTTACCTGTCTGACGAGGCATCTTACAAATATTAAATCTATGATCATGGAAGTTTTGAATCAACTTCTCCTGAAATGGATACATCTTGAATGGTTGTAATCCATAGTCAAGAGTAACAATTTGAATATAGTTCTTAGCAAAATAAACAGGATCTTCCTTACATTTCATAAACTCAAGAATTTGTTCTTGAGTAAACTCAATAGGAGTATTTGCTTTTTTTAGATTGGGATTACCAAGATAAATGTCTTCAGCCATAATATATCTCTATTGTATTAGCAATTCCAAGCTCTGAGTGATTTGTTAATTCTTGAATCGGGATCGTTTGCAGTTTTTGCTGAGGTTAATTTTCTCTTCATTCCTTTCATACGGGCACAAAAGGAATCTCTACGAGAACCACCTTCTGGTTGTGGTCTTTGTAGATTGCTGCCAGGATGTTCTCTTTCATAGGACTTACGCCCCTTTTCATTTAAACCACCCGACTGAGACTTTCCTTCCTTTCTTTGCCATGC